AGTATACATTAAGACCTTCTGCCATAAAACGTTCTGCAATTTGAATAGCATTCTTTAAAGCATCTGCATCAAGACAAATATAAATGTCTCGTACTCGCTTTTCAATAATTTTCTTTTGCAGTGCCGGTTGAATAATTTTACCAAATAATGGTATTGCATTGCGTTTTATTGCAATTGCATCAAATGCACCTTCACAAAGTATGATTGGCTCATTCCAATTTATAGTTAAATCAAAACCAATTATATCTTTAGAAATTTTAGGATTTTTATGCTTTTGTTTATCTGCTTTGTAAAAAGCTCGGCTAACAAAATAATTTAATTGTCCAGCGTCATCATAACTAGGAATAATTATTTTACCGGAATATTCTCCAGATTCACAATAACCAATTCGATACTTTAAAATATCAAACATTGTAACTCCACGATTCTTAAGATATGCAATTGCATTGCGATAATCAGGAGTCTTTTTTGGTTTCCATAATGGAATATAATCTTGCGGCAATTGTATGCTAGCATTTTCTCGTTTAGTTTCTGTTTGAGTTTTATAACGAGATGATTGAATGATTCTTGCAAGTTGTTCATGATACTGCTTAGGCAGATTCATTTGCTTAAACAAACTAGAAATAGAACGACCTTTTTTGTCCGATATCCAACAATGCCATGCATTTTCACCATCATGAGTGGTATTGATATCAATTTCTAATTTCGGCTTGTAATGTGAAGTAAATGGAGAGAAGAACGCAATATTATTACCAGATGTAGATTTACCTTTACCTAATACTGATTCAAGTAATTGCAATAACTTAAGATTCTTCATTATTTAAATAATAATAAAATTCTGTAAGGAATCCAATTAATATTAATATTATTAAATATATTATTGGTTAAGCACATACATTACATTCCTGGCTTAACGATTGAATCAATAAATTCTTCAATCTATTAATTAAATAAATTTCATTAATACATGAACAATATATTAAAAATATTTCACAAATCAAAAGAATTTCTTAACTATTTTTGGTTCTTCGCCTTTTTTCAAACATTCTTCTAGCCATTCCGTAGGAATATCTTTCTTAGCAACATGTTTAATTCCTAACTTCATAGCGTATGCTTCATATGTAGTTGGCGAACCTTTTGTAATTTTTTGTCCTGGATTTTGAAATACTATTCTAATATCAATTCCAGGATTCGATGCTAATACATGTTTCATTTTAGTACGATCAATTGTAGTCCATCGTCCTTTTGTTTCGATATACATGATTTCACCATTCTGTTTTGTAAATACAAAATCAGGAGTATATTTTGCTTTGCGTTCTGGTACTATATATTTTAGTGTTTCTGTCTCATAATTCAAAGGATATTCTGTTTGATTTATTTGCATTGACACGGATAATTCTAAGCCAGATTTGTAACCATGTTTTAAGGCATTAGCTCGTTTTGAATTTCCAGAACTATGAAAGTGATTTCGTTTCATAACTTATTCATTATTTTTATTTTTAGAATTTATTTAATCCAAGCAGCATTTTTACGCTTTCCACGTGGTTCACCCCATATTTTGTTTTTATATGCTGATAAAACCATTTTGTGAATTTCGTCATTTGTAAATTTTGATTTTAACGTTAATGCAACCGTACTAGGTTTGTTTTTTATTTGTTTCAGATCAACATTAGAGAATATATTTTTAAGATATCGTACGTTCGCAAATTCATCCCAATCCATGTAATCGAATCGATCACCCTTAAACCAATCTTCATATGATTTATAATCAGGCACTGATATTGATTGTAAATATTCCCATGACGTTGACGATGCATAGTTTCTAGACAACCAATATTCATACGCTGCGCTATTTGATTTTCTAGTACCAGACATTTTAAATAATATTCGATATATTACATCACAATACTTAGCCATTTCTACCGGTGTCATACCGTCTCGATTTGTCATTGAAAACTTTACGAATACGGTTTGCATACGTTCTTCATCCCAATTGTTATAACGTCCTAATTTAGATATGTTTTCATAAAATTGTACTGCATTCTGAATCAATTTAAACTGTTGTTGTGCGTATTTAGCAGTTGCATTACTAGATGTATCATTTCCTTCCGTGTCATCTTTTTTCACTTTCGGACCAGTAACATATTTTTTTAATTTAGGATCATATCCATACCATTCATCACCTTCCGGTCTACCCCAAGCATCCGTTTTCACTTTAGGAGGATCTGGTTTTAGTGGCTTTGGCTTCGGCGCCGGTTTTAGTTTCGAATCATTTGCAATTGGCTCTGCTAGTACTTGTTGTTCTAACGCATCCCAATCAACTACTTGCTCAAATATTATTTTTGATTTCATTATCGTATCTTTTCAATTAATTCCGAAGTTATATCAATTCTATCACTAGGTAAGCCAGCAAGACTTCGTATTACTCGTACACCATTGATTAAATCTTCGGAATAAATACCTGTTTTTGATTGTAATTCTTTATACCATTCTTTATTTACCGGGGCCGGCCCATTTTTACTGTTATTATTAACATAATTTAACATTAATATTTGCACTTTTATAAATTCTATATTTTTTTCTTTAGTATTTTCCGGAGTAAATGATCCGCCAGCTGGGTATTTAATATTTTGTAAATCTAAATTTTCTATTTTACATGTATTATATTTAGATTTTAAAGCGTTTGTATTTTTTATTTCATATTCTAATTTTTTTAAACTTGAAACTGTTTCTCTAGTTTTAGTATCCCATATACTAGTTACTGGTATATTTTGTTCTTCTTGAAATTGTTCTATCATAGATTTTAATTCACAGCCAAAACCAACAGCTTGTTTAAATTCTAAATTAGTTGTAATATTTAATTTAATAAAATTATTTTCAAAATATGAATATAACCAATCTATATCTGTACTATATCTATTACCATATTCTAATTGTTGTAAAGGCATTCCAGTAAATGATCTATCTTGTATTATATCTTTTTCTGGCGGAGCTGGATTGTTATATCCTTTCCAATCTGTAACTTTAATATCAGCAAAATTATATACCGCTGCGCCTCGAGGTAATACATCGATAAATCCATTACCCATTTTTACAGCCGGCGTTTTACCAAATAATGTTTTTTTAGCATATATTGCAATAACAGAATATTTTGCTCGTAGTTTTTCTTGTTCATTATCTGTTGAATCACTTATTAAAAACCAAACAAAATCAGACGTTGTAAGAGTTAAAAACAAAGGGCCTTGACTTCTTTTTAAATAATTAGTTGCATCATCTAATATTTGTTTTGTACGATATGTTGATATTTTTGTATCACCAACTTTTGTTCGACCCCCTGATCTAATTAGTTCAATACGAATTTGACCAAAATCTTTAACATTAACTGCGTTAACGTTAACGGTTGACATTAAAACTTTGCTCATTTGGTCTTTAGCTAACTTGCGGTCTTTTTCAGTAACTTTAGCCAAATCCATAGTTAGCTTGCCACCTTGTTCAAATAAAAATTTACGAATAATATTTTCTAATAATTGTGTTTGCATTTCAATCCAATTTTATATAAATATGTATCACCAATCAACCATGACCATTTTTCCATCCCACATCATGATGTTATCTGATCGAAAATCTAAATCTAAATCAAATTCTGGAATGTTTAATTTTTCAACATCCGATTGCAATGCATTTAAAAAATTATCTAACATCGGATCTAAACTATCAGTTTCTGCAGTAAAATCAAATATTGAAACTTCTCCGCCTTCATCTCTAGCAAAGTTAGCAAAGTCTTGCATAAACATATCAATTGATTTTTTAATGCGTATCGGTAATTCTGATGCATTTGCCATTATATACATATTTTTTCCATCAACATAATATACTGGAATAAATGTAGTAAATTCATTGTATCGATTCACAATAATATCAGCAACTTCATATTCATCTTGCTCTTTTGTAATTTTAAACGTTTTATCTTCGCCATCAATTTCATATACACGTCCATTATCACCAGCGCCAATCAAACGAAATTGTTTATTGCGTATTTTATCTAAACAGCGATCTAAATCTCGTTCAGACATTTCTTGAAGAAGTTGTTTTAAGCGTATCATTGTTATTCCTTGGCTGAAATATTTTTATCTAAATCAATTCGAATCATGAAATTCATATCAACATTATTTCTTTTACGAATTGGTTGTGCTAATTTACCAATTGCTAATAACTGTCCAGCTTCATCATATAATCCTATAGTAGTTATGTATGGCGCAAAAGAACTTCCACTAACAAATGGTAAATAAGTAGAATCATCATCTCGAGTCAATGTTAAATTTGTCGACATATTAAAATCTCCAGAATCCATTCTAGTAATAACATTCATTTCATGAATAGTTACAGTACTTTTATATGATGCTGAAAATGGTGCATTGATAAGATTATAATAACGATAATCTGGAGATGATATTACAACAATTCCTTGTTTATCAAAAACAGTACCTACAACATTTGTTTGTAACAATGTACCGCCTTCTGTACGGCTATTTAAAGAACTTATGTTGGCACCTGTTAGTGACTTATTAAAGATTCTAACTTCATCTAAATATGCGTTTACGTTTGAGCTTTGGCTATTAAAACCGCCTATATATAAATCACTTGTATTGTCAATACGAGCTGAAGCAGTAAATGGCGAGAATGTATTAATCAATAAATCATTAGACGCAGATGCATGTAATGTTCCATTAATATACATTTGCATCCAACTTCCAGATTTTTGACAAACTACATGAGTCCATGAACTTGAAACTGCTAATGAAGATGTCAATTGAGCTTTAAATTCAGTACTACCTGCTATTGTAAATACAATTTGTTTGCTTCCACTTAATTCAACTTTAAATGGATATGATGGCTGCAAACTACTAGAAGCTTTTGCTAATATTAGTTCATCACTAGTACCAACATTAGAACTTGTTATGAAAAATGAAATTGCATAATCATGATCGCGGTCATAATATCCAGATATCGAATCTCGTATATACCCGGCGCCTGAAAATTTTGCAGCATATCCTATAGCAGATTGTGAACCATTACTAGTATTAACACCTGGCTCATATGTAACACCTACTGATTCATATTGAATTCTAGTAGTATCAAAATACTCATTGAAACCTTCATAATATTTATAACCAGTTACAAATGAACTAGTGTTATATGATGTATCATAAACATTTCCGTTACGATCACTAGCAAAATATAATCCTGAACCTGTTAAAGTAAATGATCTAGGTTTAATTCCTTCTCCTACTTTAACTTGAGGGAATGAAAGTATAGATGCACTTTGAAACAAAAGCTTTTTAGTTAAGTTTAAATTAGTAGGACCATACGTCTTTGATGGTTCTTTTTTATTTTTATAAAACAAGTGATTGATAGAAAAGTATGTTAATGTTTGTAATGTTCCATCAACATTTGTAGCATCATTATATGTTAAATTTGTACCTAATGCTGGTAAATTATTAACATCTGAATATATACCAACTAAAGGCAATACACTACCGGTACTACTACCAGATATTACACTCCAAGTTTTAAATGCTTGAAATGGATTAATTGAAATATCTGATGTATCTATCTTTTTAAAGACAGTTGGATATACACCTTTATATTCATCTTGATTTTTTATTCTAGTTTCGGCCATATTCAGTAAAAACCCCGCTACATTTTATATAAATATAACGGGGCTTAAATCTGCGATTAATTTAGAAATCCAATTTAACTCGGATAAGTGCTTCTCTTTGGAATGATTTCAATAATGGTTTAGAAAGTTTTGCTACTGCTAATAATTCTTGACGTTCATTATATAAACCTACCGTAGTAATATATGTTTTAGGATCGCCTACAAATGTTGATTGTGCAATTTGACCAACTGACCCAGTTATATAAGATGGGTTATTTGAGAAATTGTATTCAGCATTTTTAATTCTTACAAAATAATGCGTGCTTGTTACTTTTTCAGAATTACGTGCTTGGAAACCATATGGATCACTTGTTTGTGGATCAGTGAAATAACTAGAACCAGAGATTGAATGGAACAATACAAAATGATTATTTCCTTCTGAACTAGAACCTGTATTGGTTGCAAATCCTAATTGTTGATCTAACATTTTTCCATCTAAAATCAATGTACCATGATCTGGATAAGCTAAACCATAATATACTGGTGCATTTGGATTATGAATACCACTTGAAATTGAACCTGAAACAATGTTATAAATTTTACCAGAATCACCAATCCTAGGATTTGCTACTGATGAATCATCAATCAATTTAATTACGCCTGAGCCTGTTGCAACCGAACCTGTTGCATTAGTAGCTCTAGATGAAATTCGAACTAATGGCAATTCCCAATTACCCGCATCTAAACGTTCTTTTAAACGATTGCGTTTAAAGTTTACTACATAAACATAATCTGTACTACCTGATCCAGCTGTTGTAAAACGTGTATCACTAGGATTCAATAATAACTGACGGTATTGAGAATAAACTGCTTTCGATGGCGAATCATTAAGTTGACCTTGCGAATCAGAACCACTACCTAAAGCATGACCAAATGCTAATGAAAATTGAACAGCCGAGCCAGTTGCTGCTGGTGTCTTTTGTGCCACATCGACATAATATGATCGTTGAGCATTTGTTTGTATTGATGATGTAAAGAATGTTGTTAAACTTGCAATGCCATCACTCCATACACCTGCCGTTACAACTTCCGTTTGATTTGACACAACATCATTTACCGTATCAAATTTTGTAAACGTTCTACCATTTCTTGCAATTACTTGCGATTGTTGCATTTCTGCAACCATTTGATTTGCTAATTGCTGAGCCAATTGTTGTACTTGCTCATTAATAATAGCAGTATTTGCAGTGCCAGCTGCAGCAGGAGCCGGAGTTGGAGTAATTGGTGTTCTAGTAGCTTGATTAGCAGCACCTACTGCTGATAATAAATTCCTAGGAACGCCTCCATGGCGCGGTTGTTGTTTTAATGTTTCAATGAAATTTTTCATTTGCATGTTTTGACCTATATTATACATTTGCAGTTACTGCTGTTACTTGTTTAACAGTTAAATTAATAGTAACGCTACCACCAGTTTCATTGCCGATAATTGTAATCGTTGCAGTTTTATCTGATAAATATTGTGTTTTTGCAATGATACGGAAACCAAATCCAGCAACAGCAATACTTTGTGCATCTTCATTATCACCAATAAATCTAGGAGTTGTTGGTAATACTGTATTTTGTAATGCTTGCGTAATTTGAATATCAGCAACTGATGAATCTGATAAAATCGCGGTATATCCTAAGTTTGCATTTCCGCCTTGTAAATTACTTGTATTCGGAGAAATAACAGCACTATCACCCGGAGCATTCAATGTTATAGATGTGTTACCAACACTAATAACTGGAATATTAGTTGTTTGTTTTGGCAACGTAATTAATTTATAACGAAGAGCTTGAGTTTCATCCGGAATAGCTTCAGTTATTGGCATATTCTCAATAATAGTACCATAATAATCAGTTCCTAGTGGATGATCTGGATTCCATAACGAATAATCAATCTCATCATCGCCTACTGCGAATTGTGTAATGTTAAACGCATTACCGCCTTTAGCTAAAAGTTCACGCCCCTTTAATGTTAAGATGGCATCAACTGTAACACTAGTATTATCTAAATATCCCATATTTTGACCTTAATTTTATATAAATATACATTTTGTAATTTTTATCATCAAACTAATCTAAAACTACCTTGACTATTATTTTGATTTTGATATATCAATTGATTTGGATTAGCTGTTCTCCATTCTACAACTGGACCGCCATCTATAGTTTGAGTTGAATTTACATTGAACGCCGGAGATGTTATTTTCGTGCCTTCATATCTTTGATGGTTGATACCAATTGGTAAATAATCTTGAACTTGTGCTAATACTCCACTAAAGCCAGATCCCATTGGATCATTAAAATATGTAGAAGTTCCATAAACGCCGCTACCATATGTAGTGCCGCCCCCAGCTGATCCAGTTGCATACGTAACAGAGCTAGATATTAATCGATATTCAGATGCTACTGAATTTACATATGTTGGTTGCAATGCATCACTTAACCAATACGGAGTAGATCCAGTAATCCATGTACTACCTGAGCGTAATAAATATTCATATGAATATGGTGTACTATCATATTTGTCAGATGTAGATGCTGTTAAATACATTTTCCACTGATCATCATCAGAACCTTGTATAGTTAAAATATCATCTGATATCGATCCATTGAATAATAAATAAGTTCCAACTGACTGTATTTTTGTTTCATCTATAGATGCACTATATAATGTTTCAAATCGTTTTATTTTTGGAAGAATTGTATCTTTGCTACGTTCTAATATATTTGGTTGTATCAATAAACCAGTTAATTTATCAGTTCTTGCAGGTAATAGTTGTTCAATCTGCCTAAAAAATGACAAATCGTACAATGTAAAAATAGAAATATATGAATTTATATCATTACTAGATTCATATTTTTTCCAATATGATTGAGCTGTCTGAATCAAATCTGGATATGATTTTGAATTTATTTGTCCAGGATCTCCAATATATTGATCTAATTCAGTAAAACCTAGTTGTGCAATGATATCTTCATTAATCATTGTTTGCGGAGAAAAATATACTCCTATTTTTTTACTGTCTAATGGTGCTTTATCAAATTGACTTCGTTCTGCTCTGGTTGCAACATCCAATGTTCCAATCAATTCATTTTCTTCTAAACGAATTTTATTATCATCTAAAGTACCCGCACCTAATGATATAGCATCATAATAATATGTCTCTTCAATTGAATCATATGGAGTGTTTGATGACCAAGATGTAAATGATGCAGATATGCTAGAAGAATATGGCTGTACTCCAGTTAAACTACTAGTAGTTGCATGATTTATATTTTGTGTTAATGGTAATCTAAATACTAACTCGTCATATGCATCTACGTTTCCATCATATGCAGCTGGAGCTTTGGTATGATTTTCAAATGGAGAATTTTGTAAACTAGAAGACCACAATCTCAATTCTTGAACTTGGCCTAATAATCGGCTAGCGCCTGTGCTAGTTCCTCCTAATGTCAATGTTCCTGTGCTAGTAAATGATGCAGTTGCTGATGCAGACACCGTTGTAATAATTTTTCCATATTTAGATTTTTTTGCAATTAGATCTAAATTTGTTCCATTTGTTCTTAATACAGTATTAATCCAATCTCCGTTAAATATCTCAAAGTCACCAGAACTAGTTCCATTGATTTGTACAACTCCTTTTGTGCCCGAACTAAAGTCTATAGTTACTGTATTCGAACCTATTGTATATAGATTCATTGTAGACGGCATTGCTGGATTTTTTATTACATTGTCTGTACGAAAACGTAACTCTACTGATTCAATTGGTTGTGTATAATTTACAGTTACTGTTCCTGCAGTATTACCAATTAAATCTAATGCATAATCAAAATTTAATTTTTCATATATAGGCGCTCGTTCTAATCTAGGTCCGCCATATTCATTGATACTTACAAATGATTGTGGTATGCCATAACAAGATAACAATGCTTGAATACTACGTTTAGTACCTTTACTTTTTAAAAGTAACGGTAAATTGTTAACAATTCGTCTCCAAATTGTAGCAGTCATATTTTTACCTGAAACTGATGGATCACCTATAGAATTAGAACCCGTTAACGGTGTGCCAGCTTCATTAGTTCCTAAAACATATTGCCATAATTCTTGACCTTGATTACCGTCAGTTAAATTCCAACCAAACTGTTTTGCTACTGAATATAACAATTCATTTGGCATTCCTAATTTAGGATTTTCTTCTCGTTTATTAATACGAGACATATGATTAATGTACGTATACATTATATCATAGTGCTGACCTAACATATCAACAAATGATAACATATCTGAATTAGTAGAATCAAATCTAATAAATTCAGGTATAGCATAACGAAGAGCATTATAATTTAAAGTATCATATAATGATGCTGAGTTATAAACATTATCATACCAATTATTAAATGTAGTACTATTTACTGATGCTAACACATATGGTATTGTTGAATTTGTTTTGGGTACCGGTGTTACATAACTACCCGTTAATTGCTTAACATACGCTGTTTCATTTGGAATATCATATGTAGTTAAACGAGATGATGATTCATAATACAAATATTTTTCAAAATCATCAAATCCACCGATAAGTGCTGCTTTTGAATTTTCAAAATCAGAAACATTTGTAGTTGCAACACTTCCAGATATTTGAGATACAACTAAACTTTGTGAAGTATAATATTCTAATAATGTTAATTTATATTTAAAGTTCTCTAAACGTTCAGTTCCGGAACTATAAAAAACAAAATTATTAAAATCAGAATAATCAATATTCAATTTAACACCAGCTAATGACCCGGAAAAATACGAGTCAACAATTTGTTGTGATGTTTGAGTCGTAGTTCCTAATAGATCCGTCCAAGCCTTGAATCCTGTCTCAGTTGTAGTATTATAAATTGCATTTGCATACCAATTCGGATTCGACAATTTTTTAAATTGTTTTTCTGGTATCGCAGGTAATATTGCAACTTTATCAATATATGTAGGACGTAATTCTTCTGCAATCCAACATTTAAAATCAACGTCAATATCTTGCGATAATGGTTCATATAATTTTAAATAAACAAATTCTCCAATAACTGTCGTATTAACTATTACTGCAGTTTTATTTCTGCTAAAATTTAAAATATATGTTTTATAAAATTGTGTATCAACAGGTTTAACTGTTTCAATGTAATTTATTAATTGTTGAAGAAATAATGGATTCTCGTCATCAATAGCTCTTAAACGTATTTCTGTACGATCTGGAGATATTTCATCAATTCGTAAATATTGTTCGTTATAATTACCTATAATATTTCTAAAGAAATTAACAGCAATTCTAAAATTTCCAGATGTTAATTTTAATTTAGAAAATTCACTATATAAATTTATAGATAATGCATTACTTACAGACCGTAATGGAGCTTTAGTTAATTTATTTACAAAGCTTTTAGTTTTCTGTTGTAATTGAATATCATGATTTCCAGTAATCCACGAATCTCCAGAATATACATGCAATTCAATTTTTGTAGCAGAATTTTGTGTTGTTAGAATCGGAACTGGTACAACACGAGTATCTTTATCATAACTAAAAAATTCTGTTTTAGTTTTATCAATTCGTTGGCCAGTAACTGCTTTAGTAGCAGAATTAATTTGTTCAATATTTTTATACTGTGTTAACATTATGTTTGTATCCAACGATTTTGTGATTCATTCCAAGTATATGGTATTTGAGTAACGCCTCCTGGCGATAAAATTCTTGTTTCTCCATCAATTTCCCCCGGGAAACCAAATGGCGATAAATCTTCAATAACTACCGGATCATTATTTGTTATAACTGCACCATTTTCTAATACTAATTCATAATTAGTACCTAAAGTTCTTTTTGCTATTGTTGTATAGTCATTAGTATATAATACATTATCTGCATATAAATCATATATTC